TCAACACTAAACCCCACTCCTGTCCCACACATTAAAACATATAGTATTTCATCAAAAGCTTTTGGATGGTCAACAGGTATATAGGAACAATTATATCCTGCGATATTTTCCTTTTCCAAAGCTGGACCGGCGGTCATTAAAGCCCTCATTGACGGCATAATTTCTAAATTTAAAACTTTATTTTCCAGGTATTCCCTAGTCTTTTTGTCAAGAATATAACTACACTTTTTTTTAAGATGTACTTCAAAAAAATCAAAGTATCTTGCAACTGTTTCATGCCATTCTTCTCTTCTATTTTCTTCAGGCAACCACCTGGCATATCGAGATTTGTGAATAAATTGTTGGTATACAGATGGAAGTTGTTTAGTCGTCATGTCGTCTCCTTTTCATTACAATTATGTTTCTAATATGAGTTACCGTCATAAAAAAATTAAGTAACATCATTACGTATAGTTCTTCTTCCCAAGTCCAGACCCACCAAAAAGATTGAGCACAAAGACCAACCCAAGGTGCTTTAAGCGATCCGTTACCGTAGAAGTACACTGACAAACAAGCACTTATAGCGGCACAAAATTCTAAAAACGGGAACCCTGATTCTATCATCGATTCTTTACTAACTCAACAAGTCTATTTAAATACCATTGAGCTTTTTGTAAATCCTCAAGTTTTTTACCTTTGTAGTTACATCTCCATGTGTATTTAAATATTTGTCCACGTAAATACCCTTCGTATTCAGTGTTGGTTAAAGCGGCTTCAATAGCTTCAATACATTCAATGCCTTTATCATTATATTTATAATGAGTTGGGCTGTTTACTGGGTCATTAGTCATCGATTACCTCGTCTACTGTTTTCATGTTTAATAATACGTTTAATCTTTTTCTTTGAAACTCTGTGTTTTCTGGATCCACAATAAGTTTCCTAGCAAAAGTTCTTACTTGCTGATAATTAAGACCGGCAAGATCGCACACGTCAACAAACCAAGAAGCAGTTACTCCGGTTGTTTTGCTAAACCACCGCACGGCTTCTTCTTTAACTTGTATAAATTCTTTAGAGGTCGGCTCTAGATGACTTGCATCAAGTAATGCTTGATATACTACGGCTCTAAACATTGTTCGCTCCCCTTCCCCTTCTTTACTTTCCCCGTTCGCTGTACCGTGTGTAGGGTCTAAAGTGATCCGGGTTCTCCCTTGATTTGACGAATAAGTCTGTTGTGTTGATTTCTTTTGCTCGCTCATCTATCCATTCCACCGGTATAAACCTACCGGCCCATTTAAAATTATTCTTCGTTAGCCAATTACCATAAGTAGTTTTACTACTTTTGTAAAGTTTTACTTTATGATTTTGTAAAACAAATCTTATATCCAAGTCTGGTCGTTGTTTTTTAATTAATAAATGTTTTTGCCTATCTTCTTTAGTAAGCTGTCCTTTTAATTCAATTATTAAACCGTTTGTTAAAATAATATCAGGTGTATAAGTTCGTTTTAATTCTGGTTGTGTATAAGGTATTACTAAACTCTCATATTCATATTTTACTTTGTCCTCGTCCAATTTACCACAAACAGCAGCCTCAAAACCCGACCTATAAAAGCCGTTTGATTTTCTAAGCTCATTCATTTTAGGGTAAGTCCTCATTAACTTTAGGTTCGTTTTCAACAGTAGTTAACCATCTTGGTCCTTTGCTATAGATAAACTTTCTCAGACCTTGTCCATCGTTTGTATGCTTCCAACATTCTATTTTATAAGAACAGTAAGAACAACCAATACTTAATTTTCTATTACCAGACATCCCATCCGGCTCATCCTCATAACATCTTTCAGGAGGATTGTTTTTATCTTGTAAATCATTTTTTAATTCTTTAATTCTTTTTCGTGCGTTTGGTATTTCTTTTTTATCTGGAACACACAAAGCTAAAGCTCCGCTTGTTTTATCAATAGCTAAAAAAGCAAGCTTGTCGTTTTTATTTGCTTCTCCGTATGCCGCTATTTGAGCTAAATACCCAAAAGCATCTGTTTCTTTTGTTAGGTCGTTTTGTTTAAACTTTTTAAAACCAAATGATGAAGCTGACTTTACATCAACAACCCAACCATCGATAACCGCATCTTGATGTCCTTTAACCCCATCAAGTTCTAAAGTTTTCTGAGAGTCTGTAACTGTATGTCCGGATGTTTTAGTAAGCAGTAAAAGTAAAGCCTCTAATATATGTCCATATAAAAACTTTATTTTAACATAAGGTGGCATATGTTCTCGAAGTTCTGGCTTATATAAATCGTACCAAAGCTGACGGCTTGGTTTACCGAGACTAGACATACGAAGCCCTCGGCTTCCTTGTCTGTTTTCTGAAAGAGCAGTGACAACGGACTCAGCAATACTCTCTGTAAATTCTTTTATATCTTCTTGAGTTAGTTTTTTTTTATTACTATCTTCAAATAAATTATAAATGTCTTTTACAAGAGAATGTATTCTTGAATCCGTCATTCACTTTATTTATTAAAAAGTAATATTATCGTCTAATGGATCTTTAGAAGGAGCTATGTATCCTTCGGCTTCTGTGATCTCATCTATATTACCGTCTGGTGAGTATTCAAGCAATTTAGTTACTTGAACTGCCTTTAATGACATTCCAACTCCTTTATTACCAGCAACATTATAATCATAAGTATCAAAAAGAACATTAATGTTAGAACCGTTACCGATTAAGATGTCTGGGCTAATAGGATTCTTCTTAGCATCAACAACTCTTGGTGAAGAGTTTTTGGTACCATCTCTCCTTGTATATTTTCTTTTTACTGTAATGAAATCATTACGTTCATCATCTTTATTTTTAATTTTAGTTGATAAACCTAATTTTTTTAAGGACTCTTTTGTAGTTTTATCGACGGTAACATCGATTGAAAAGATTCCCTCTTCATTATACATATCGTAATGTGGTTGGTGGACTTTTGCCCAATAGGCGGTGCCTGATATAACTGGCATAGTTTTCTCCTTGTTAAAAGTTATTAAAGTTAAACGTTCCTATAAATAAATAAGGAACATTACGAACATTATAGTATGTTGTATTTAGTGTCAACATATTATAATTCTTAATGTGTCTGATCCCAAGCCGTTCCTATAGAAAACTCAGAATCTAACGGGCATCGTATAGATAATTGTTGTTCCACATCTTTCATGGCTTGTTTTGTTATCAGACCAAATTCTTCAGCTTGATTTTTACGTACCTCAAATTGAACTTCATCATGTATATTAGCAACAGGGATTGCATCAAGTTTACTTTGTTCTACTTGTTCGATAATATTGATTAACCATTGTTTACATATGATTGCACCGCATCCTTGCAGTAACGTGTTTAAACTTGCATGAATAGAGCGTGAAAGCAGTATTCTTTTATCAATAGCAATCAGTTGATATTCCCCCGTTTGTCTTTTACGTTCTCTTAATATTTTATTTAATGTACCGGTTAACTGCCGCATACCCTCTACCTTATTAATATATCTTTTGCGTGAAAGTTCTCCGGCTTGTGCGTCTTTACCAAATATCTGGCCAAGCTTCTTATCTCCGGCCCCATATAAAAAAGCATATATCCATGTCTTTGCTGTATTCCTATCCGGTAGTCCGACAATATTCTGATTATAGGTGTGCACATCTCCGTCTACAACTTGTTCAGTAAACTGTTGATTGTTTAAATAATGTGCAAAACATCTTAACTCTAAAGAAGATGCATCACTACCTACTAAACAATACTTCTCTGGATCCTCTATTGTCCATACCGATCTACATTCTTTTCCATACGGTGAATAACTTGCGGGTATTTGAGCCATGTTAGGGCCATAATGACTCATCCGGCCTGTCACACATCCAAGAGTAATAACTCGACCATGGACTCGATTGTCTTTACCTACTGCTTTTAACCATGAACTAATTTGAGATACTCTTTTACTATATAAAAGATATTCGTGTAATCTTTTTGCTTCTGGATATGGTAGTTTTTTTAATACTCCTTCATCTACAATAGGTTGTCCAGTAGGTGTAAACTTTTGCGGCTCCCATTTAAATTTATGGATAAGACGATCAGCAATTTGTTTTCTAGAGTTTGGATTAAACTTATCAACTTGATCATTTATTCTTTTGCCTGATATTTTATGATATCGGGGGGTTATTATCGTTGGAAAAATAACTTCTAATTCTTTTTCTATATCTTCTGCTTTCGCCTTTAACTCTTCAAGTAAATCGGTTGCTTTTGGAACGTCCAAATAAAATCCTTTCTTTTCTTGTTGGTCGATTATCTTCCTTACCTTATGTTCAAGCCTTACACTTTCTTTACTAAACTTACTTATTATTGGGGTGAGGTGTAATAATATTTTTCGAGTAAGGTTTACGTCTTGACGACAATATTTAAGCATCTCTTCTGAATATTCTGTAAAGTCTTTAAACTCTAGCTTACCGGAGCCTTTAAGTCTTTTACCCCAAGCTTTTAAACTATGCCCTCCATCTCTATGTGCATTAGTCATTTGAGAAATAAGAAGAGTGTCGATTATTTTATCTAATGATATTGTAATACCTAATAACTTCTCCAATACCGGGGCATCAAAACTTATACCATTATGCATGATGTAAGTTCTATCTTGATTATGCCATTGTTTAAATTCCTCACACCCTTGTTCTTGTATAAAATCTTTAAACTCTCCAGTTTCATAGTCTTGTACACAAATACAATGAATCTTCTTTGCATCAAGGCTGTCGGTCTCAATATCTAATATAACTTTATTAAACTTTAAATCCATTTGTTACCTCCTTAAAATCACTATCATCATCTGCAAACTTTGGATTCGGTATCTCTCTTAATCTGCCAGACTCTTTATCCCACTGCAACCAACAACATGGGCCTGTCTCTCCACTGAATCTATTTTTAAGGATACGAACTGTTGTTCGATTTCGTACCTCTTCTGTATCCGCTTGACCGTTTCGTTCTAATGAGAAACAAAAGTCTGAGAGTTGTGCGATACCATGTGAACCACGCAGTTGTGAAAGGCTAACGATTGCTCCCTCTTCATGTCCAGAGTCTGATGCCGGTTTTCTACTAAGATGTGAGACCAGCATTAGATGTATGTTTTGTTCTTGTACCAAAGTTCTAAGTCTTGTCATAATACTATCGATGGCTCTCCTCTCATTGTCTCCGGTCATAGCAGATACAATCATCGTTAAGTGATCTAATATAATAAACTTACAATCCAAAGCACTGGCTAAGTATTGTACCTTTGATATAATGTTATCAATATCTGTAGAACCAAAATGATCCCAGAGTTTCACTCGACCCGTACCTAGTGTAGCTTCCCATGACCTCCTCTTCTGCTCGGGTGTAGACTCAACCAGTGGAAGATGAAAAGGTTGGTTGCCGTGAACAGACATTAAACCTTTAGCGGTTCTTTCAATAGATTCCTCAAGGAAGAGACATCCTACCGAGTGTTCACTGTTCTGTATAATATGGTAGGCTAACTCTCTCATCACACTCGACTTACCAATACCAGAGCCGGCGGTAAAGGTACACAGTTCTCCCAGTCTCATACCATAAGTCATCTCATTCATATTATCCCACGGGTAGGGTAGAGATTCTACTTCTTTATCATTAGCTACAAGATCCCATGTATTTTCCCCCAGAATAATTCCCTCGGGTGTATAAGGTTTTGCAGACCAATAGCGATCTATAAACTCTCGTTGTTTATTCTGCATGAGATAGTCATTTGGATCTTTCAAAGATAGATTAATGATGTGTACTTTCTTGGGCGGAAATATCTCAGCAACTTTCTTTCGAGCTTCCTTACCCGGTTCATCATTATCAAAGCATAAGAATATCTTTTCAAAACTATTCAAGAACTCATAGTGTTTCTTACAATCACTAACCGCTCCGGCGGCTCCTGTTCTGATTGATACTACGGGGTAACTCTTAGGCTGCATCTGATAGATAGACAAAGCATCGATCTCTCCCTCACAGATTGTGATATATTTACCACTCCCTTTACTCCACAACTGTTGACCAAAGAGCATGGACTTGCCGACTTTGCCCTCAAAATTGAATGTCTTATCCCTACATCTTCTGACTTTCGTAGCGATATGCATACCATCATTATCATAGTAGGGGTAGTGGTGTTTAGATAACTCTGGTTTATCTGGGTTGGTAATGGTTACTCCAAAAAGTCTACAGACATCCTCCTTAATACCTCGATCTGTTATGGGTCGATAGATACCGATGGGGGTTACTGTAGGGGCCGGAGCCGTGTAACTATTAGTATCAGTTTGTAATATCTCCTCTAATTTTTCAGGATCGGTTGGGGGTTCACTATATGTTCTACAACTAAAGCAAAAAGAATGTCCGTCACTATAAACACTATTGGCATCACTTGATCCACAGGTGTCACAGCTCGTATGTTTAATAAAGTCAACTTGTTTGTTGTCTGTTGTCATCGTCGTCTCCTATCTTTTGGCGGGTCTTGCCACCCACAGTGTAATGGTTAATCTTCGTCTAGTCAAGTCTTGTCCCCATAAGTAATTTATTTTCTATGGGGGGTTGTAGGTTTTGTCTCCTCGTGTTACAAGTTGTTAACAACCGAGAGAAATAATAGTATATATAGTTATATAGTATTAGTTATTAATAACTATTAATAACTATTAATAACTATTAATATTCACTTGCCACTATTAATATTCACTTGCCACTATTAATATTCACTTGCCACTATTAATATTCA